ACCGATGGACAGTTCAACGTTGTTGATGGCACGCTCGGCGACCCAGTTGCAGTCATCGACGAGGGAAGACGAGGCAGTGTTGGACGAATTCGACTTGAGCTCGATGTACATGTCACCGACAAGGTCACCGTTACGGGCGACAGTCACGGACACGCGGCCGGAGTTGGCGGCAGTACCGTTGACGGTCTGCTCGATGTTCTCCATCGCGAAGTTAGTGTGGCGCTTGTATTTCGCCTGGAAGAAGGTTACTTCTGGGTTACCGGTAAGGTATACGTCTTGGGCGCCATAGGCGACGAGTTGCATGAGACCACCAGCCATTTTGAGAGTTGTTGTACTCTATACAGAGAAAATAATTCTGGTCAAATGCGCATTTCCCGAAACCGATTTTTCTCAGTGTAGATTAAATGTCGAAACAGCCTGATGAAAACGAAACTGAGATTGAAGAGGGTGAAATTATTTCAGATGACGAACTTTCTATGACTGAGGAACTTGAGGACTTTGAGGAAGAAGGTGGTCTAGATATCGCCGAACTCATGACCTCCCTCATGGCTACAGAGGATGGGGACACGGTCTGCTCTGCTCTCGTCAATATTGCGAACCAACTTCAGACCCAAAATAAAATTTTAGTAAAAATGTTGAGCAAGATGAATGTTGCTTAAGGATAAAATATGTATTTAGTTAAATGAGAGAAACTCACTTCATCGATAAGGACCCCAATATCTATGAAGCACTCGCTGAGCTGAGGAAACAGGATGTACAGTTGATGAATGAGGAACAAATTTCAAAAGTGATTGAAGAGCTTGAATTCAGGTGGTATCTACTGGACACAGATGGATACTCACCCTGTATGGCCCGAGCGACTAAGCTTGGTTACCAACAATTCATTCACCCCTCCAATTTCAACGAAGATGGTATTCCCAAATCTGAACAAGTCGATATTATGGCTATCCGTGGGATTAAGAATCGTATGGTTGAATTCCTCATCCAATTGAACAATCATGTCCAAATTCACATTAATAACTATACAAGTGATGATGAGGTTAGTATTACCAAACGAATCAATAATATAATTCTCCAGATTGAGGATGGTTTCGAAAATGTCAGGCGTCATCAGATTTCCTATGAAAGAGTTATTGCTCCCACAGCTATGCCACAGGTAAGTGTCTATACAGATCCCTCAACTATGGATGAGGAAGAAATTGAAAAATCTACACCATTCCAAAAGTGTCTCATGCTTTCCCTGAAGGAGGCGTACAGGGCTGGGTATCGTCGTTACAAGGGTCAGTGTTGTGAAGAAATTAAGACAGTTGATGGTTTTCGAACTAGGGCATGGAACCCAATCTTCACGATCGAAGAATTTGTCTATTCCCTACCTAAAAAAGAGAGTAACTTTATCAATTGGAAGAACTTTACGAGTAAAGGAAGTATTTTCAGGGATGTGATCGATAACATTTCCAAGTGTAACGATGCCCAGTTCCCAGAGATTAAGAAGAGACGTAACGTGTGGTCATTCAAAAACGGTGTGTTCGTGGGGAAAGAGTGGTTCCCAGAGCGAGGTGTCTATGACTGTATGTTTTACCCTTACAAAGGTGATAAGTTTGCATGCCTTGACCAGAGCATTGTTGCGTGTAAGTATTTTGATCAACAATTCGATGACTTTTCACATATTGAGGATTGGACGAAGATCCCTACACCCTATTTCGATTCCGTTCTCAAGTACCAGAAGTTTGAGGATGAGGTGTGTAACTGGGCCTACGTGATGGGTGGTCGCCTGTGTTTCGATGTTGGGGAGATGGATGGTTGGCAGGTGATCCCATTCTTCAAGGGTATCGCTCGCTCTGGTAAATCCACTCTAATCACAAAAGTTTTCAAGAAGTTTTATGATAATGAGGATGTTGGAACCCTCTCGAATAATATTGAGAAGAAGTTTGGCCTTTCTGCAATCAAGGATGGATTCATGTTTATCGCCCCAGAGGTCAAGGGTGACCTCGCTCTAGAACAGGCGGAGTTCCAATCGATTGTATCTGGTGAAGATGTGTCAATCGCTGTGAAGAACAAGACCGCCATGTCATTCGAATGGAAGGTACCAGGTGTTTTGGGTGGGAATGAGGTTCCAAACTGGAAGGATAACTCGGGGTCTGTACTTCGACGTATTCTACCATGGAATTTTGGTAAGCAGGTACAGGATGCTGATCCCCAACTCGACGAGAAACTTCACCGTGAACTTCCAATCATTCTTCTGAAATGTGTGCGAGGGTACCTAGACTATTCCAACAAGTACAGAAACAAAGACATTTGGAATGTTGTACCTACGTATTTCAAGACGATCCAGAAGCAGGTGGCGATGGTGGCGAGTAGCCTCACAAACTTCTTAGAATCCACCTATATTATCACGGGTGAAGAACTATTTGTTCCACAGAAGGATTTCATCGCCAAGTTTAACCAACACTGTAAGGAAAACAATTTGGGGAGTCATAAGTTTCACACCGACTTTTACGCTGGACCCTTCAGTTCTCGTGAAGTCGAGGTGCGTAATGCTACGGTAAAGTACAAGGGACAGATCCTAAAAAATCAACCTATCATTTACGGTTTAGACATCGTCAATGAGGATCTAGCTTTCACAGACGATAACTAAAAAAAATATATACCTTTAGTAATATGAGCCAGAGGGTCAAAGAATTTGTCCGTCAATCTGGCGTAGAAGTATCAAACTCAAATTCAAATGATGACAATTTTGCGAGAGAACTCGAAGAGACTATGCTTCGAAAAGAGCGCGAACGTGCTGCGGGATTCCGCACACCCCCTCGACCTATGCGTCCCCCCCGCGTCCAGGTGCCACAACGCCTTCAACAAAACCTTATTAGTAATAGCAATTACGAACCACTCCGGGACGAATTTAACGATGTAAAACTCGGACCAAACAATGAAAAAATGATAAACAATATACTCCGTGAATTTGAGAGTAAAGCTCTCCAAATGACTAAGCTTAACCCAGGTATGTTTAATGCCACGGTAGATTCTGGGTTTGGTCAAAAAGATGTCCTTGTGAATCTCAAAACTATACTTTCGAAAAGACCACTTAGTAAAACCCCTATTGGTGAGGGTCTTTATATAGATACAAGGGAGATAAAGGGTATTTATGGACAGTTTAAGACTGGCTTCTCCCATACGAGGGAAGCTGGACCCAAAGGTGGAATGAACAAGAACTTCTTCAGTGCACAACTGATGTTGACTCTCTCTAATGACACAGAAAGTAAGGGTGCCACTGTGAACTTTTACCGGAATGGTAAAATTCGTTTCTCTGGTGGGTTTGTTGGTGTAAATATTGCTAACCAACCCGAGCTTATTCGTAAATTCATCGTCGATACATACACCGAAAAACAACCATTCTTCTATAACCCATTCACTTACAACAACCTCAGTGGTCAGTTTAGGATTAATGGATCTTTCAAGAGTTTGGCTGTCATTGCTAGGGATGCGCAACGTTATGGTATGATACGCGTTTCTTATGAACCCGAACTGGCACCTTTCCTATATGCCTACTTTGAGGAAAACAAATATATTCTCTCTGGAAGTGGTAATGTGCAAATTTCAGGTGCGAAAAATCCCGGAGATATGTTGAAAGCGTATGACTTTGGGAAGAAGTTTATTGAAGATTTGGACGCCAATGGTCAAATCAATATAACCGGTGTATTTGATAAGGGAATCAAGACTGGTACAAAAACCAAGGCCAAGTCTCCCCCCAAACCCAAAAGGAAATACGCGAAGAAAACCCTTACCGTAAATCAAGTCAATGCTCTCATGCTCGACTCAAAAATGTGTGCACGAATGAAGAAGCCTGAACTGATTGATCTCGCACGACGCATGGGTGTCGTAAATTTCAGGACCAAGGTGGACGATGGTTCTCGTATTGCGACCAAAGAGGAGATTTGTGTGCGAATTAGGAACAAAACTGGTAAGAAGAATGTCACATTCAAGAACAAAAACAAAAATGTCCCACTCACTGGTACAAATAAGACATTCAAGGTTGGTCGCAAGATTTGTGGAGACATAAAGAAGGAGGAACTTCTCCGAATCGCTGCGATACTCAAGATTAAACCTGATGCTAAAGAGACTAAAGCGTCTCTTTGTAAGAAGATTGAGCAGGTTAGAAATAACCTGGCCAAACCCAAACCCAATTCCCCACCTGCCCCAACGAGAAGGCAAGTACAACGCACAGAGGTAAATGCGAAACGAAATGTGAAAAAGGCTGAGGTCATGAAGAAGAGGGGCCTCAACGAGAACTCCATTCGCAAAGATATCACCAAACTTTATGGTGACATGTGGATGAAGAGGTACAAACCCAATCTCAACCAGGATGTCCGCAACATGAAGGTGGCACTCAACAGAATCAACAAAAAGAATAAGACTGGTGTCGCTTTCAAAAAGGATATAGATGTGGTCAAGAAGAACGTCGTCAGTCGTTGGAAGATGGAGAGAAAGAGGGAACTCGAGAGAAAGTATCTCATGAACACAGTGAGTGTCAATGGTATTACGTTCAATAATAGAAACGACTACCGCCTCGCAGCTGCCAACTATATCATGAGTAAAAAGACCACCCCCTCAAACAAGAAGATGGTGGAGTACAGACAATATTGGTTAAAGTTTAAAGCCAATGCTAATTCAAATGGGCGTCCTAAAGGAATTAACCGGGCGGTTAGAACTCGGGTTGAGCAAGTATAATCATGGTGCGTGATGAGGGTGATAACAAACTCATCAAGCATCTGACCAAGTATAAAATGATCCTATGGAACTCCATTACTTCTTGGGGCGAATCTCCTTAGGGACATTCTTCACAGTCTCCTTGGTGATGGTCTTCACGGGAGCGTTGTTGGCGACAGGCTTCACCGCATTGGCGACGGGCTTGTAGTTACGGTCACCCTCAGCATTCTTGGTGAATACGGCACCGTTGTTGGTCTTGTTGATGCGTCGACCCTTGGAATCGACATATGGGGTGGGGGCGACAGCGGGAGCCATCATACCTTTGCGCATTTTTTCGAAAGTTTTGCGCGCCTTCTTGGTAATAGAAGCAGCGGTTTCTTGAGCACGTTTCCTAGTTTTATATAGAGCGAGATATTTTTTTGAGATGGGTCGTGTGATAGGAGAAATCATATTTTGGGAAAGTTTCTTTAATTTTATTAGAAAGGCATGTCGCTGTAACTATGTGAGCTTGGCCTGAACGCTCGAGTTCGAGGAACCGGTCCTCCATCTTGACGAACGTTTTCAACTCCTCATGGGACATCCCGTCTGAGTGCATCTGAAGATACATATCCTTCGATGCACCTTGACTCATGTAGAAATTTTTTGAACCCTCAACCTCCTCAGACTTTGTACGCTTTTCACGCATCATTGTAAGTACGAGGAGTATGAGAATGATAGAGAGTATCATTTACTATTTACTGAGAAACAAGTTTCATCAAATCCTCAATCTTATGGAGAATATTTTGAAACTTGTATACCGAATCAACCTCAGAGGGTTTTATGATTTCCAATTCGATTTGGTAACTCGCCTCCTCCTCTGAGTCCATATCAGCGTTATCCCCTGAGGAGATAGTCATGTCGATACTGAGGTTCTTGCGCACAAAGGAGTGCCTGGTCTTGGTTCGCTTCCGGTCCATCTCATACTCCCCAGTTGTGGGAATCTCTCTCGCAACACAAAAGCGCACGTCCAGGGGGTCGCACTTGAAGTCCTCCTTGACGACACTAATTTTCTGGATCATCGTCTGCTCTCCTGTGTCCTCATCTGCGGTGATGCGAACGTTATTGGCGTCACTGTAATACACTTCAGAGGTACTACTCTTAACATTTTCCCACCCATTATACTTCTTTAGGCCTTTAAGAACTCGTTTCCAAGTATCTTTACCAACATTGGTATCAAAGAGGGAACCATTGTGCTTACCGAGACGAATCTCAACTTCAATGTCACCCTCCGCCTTGTGGGCTTCAAAGATAGGGAGTACTTTCTCAGCAATATTCATCTTAACATTTACATATTGCGTCTTTCACTTAAGCCTTTTTTACATATAAAATGTAATGAAAGGTTTTGCAAACATTGGGAATACGTGTTATTTCAACACAGCTCTCCAGTGCCTTTTACACATCCCAGTGATGTCCAATCATTTCATACGAAATCCTTACATGGGGACATGTTCATTTACCAGAGCATACTCTGATTTTATTAGAATCTATTGGACGAGAGGTCAAGAAACCGTAGATGTTACGTCACTTCTCACAACATTTCAAAAAGAGTTTCCCCGTTTCAAATCTCACGAACAACATGATGTCCAAGAAACTGTCATGTGTATCATTGATATTCTTGAGAGAGCCGAGCCGGTGGTGAAAGAATGGTTTTATGGAAAAAAGACACAGGAAACTATATGGCCGGGTGGAAAGTCATCAAATGAAGAGGACTTCAGTATTCATTTGATACCCTCTGAAGGTGGGGATATGGCTGAGATGTTAGATAAAAGTACGGATTGGAACACACTCGAACACTTTGAGGACACCCAAGGTAAAGTACACAATGTCGCTACGACCCGTATGATCTTTTCGAAATTACCCAAAGTCTTGATGATCTCATTCGATCGGAAAAGTCACATCAAAGTTATTGAAACTATTCACATCGGGGGTGTCGAGTACAATCTAATTGCGAGTGCGGTACACGTGGGACACCAAAATGACGGACACTACATGAGTTTTGTGAAGCGTAGGAATAAATGGTTCTGTATTAATGACGAAATGGTAAGGGAGGAGGAACTACCTGACCAGGCCGGATTCTATTTTATGGTGTATAATTTGAAAAATTAAAAATTAGGTCTACAATCTAAAAACTCCTTCATTTGAACATTCTCCTTGATGTTCACGATTGTCCTGTAAAAAGTACGTCGATTATTGGGATGGGTCTTATCCATCCTCCTTTTTAGGGGTCTCCACCACATCGGCTCTTCATGGGTTATGTACTTACACTCAACTATGGCGCCGTCCTCAAACCAGGGTTCATCCTCGATCCTATTGAATGGAATTTCACTCTCGAAATACATCTTCCCCTTTTCTTGTACATACAATCTCCATGCGGGTGTGCCAGCTTTAAATCCATGTGTTTCTCGTGAAGGTTCCCACTTCATGAGAAAGTCAACAGTGTTCTTCTCTTGTGGTTTCCATTTGAACATGGTCTCATGGGTGCCAATTCTAATAGGTTCATTGATGGGTGTGAACACGAGACCGTCAATCTTCTCCTTAACCGTGGGGAGATACGTATCCATAAACACATCAAAGTCCCTCATATGATGAAAGGTTTTACATTTGAGTCGAAACTTATCAGACTTCATATAAATGATAGACTTCATGAGACCCTGAGAAGCCTCGAGGCGGTCGGTGAGAGTCTTGTTCCACACAGACTGTCCAGCGACAAGTACTGCGTCATATACCATGAGTGTATCACCATAGAGTTCACCATCTAGAATGGTTCCATCATATGCATTTTTCTTTAGGTTAATGGAAACCTCAAACATATTAAAAGCTCGATTTACAAATAGACATTTCTTTTTTCCTTCGTACATGAGAGCGATCATCATGTGCCGCTCACCATCAGTCTTTTCACAAACAAAGTAGTCACCACCTTTTAGCATGGGAAAGTGTCTGCGTTCGATCGAGATGGGTTGTGGCCCGGGAAAGTAGTCTTTACTTCCCCATTGTCTATGGATAAAGTCTATGACATATTTGTGAAGCGGGTTGGACATATTTTAGTTTGTAATGGAAACTTTAATTGATTTTCACACCAGCTGCGTTTAGGATATTACTGACACATTCGTGTGTATATGTCATCGTCAACTTAGCTGCCGTAAATGCATAAATTCGCACTCCATGTTCTTGAAATTTTTCAAACATTTTTGGGGAAATCTTCCAGTTACCAGTCTTTTTATCCTTAATACTTTTGATGACATTCTTGGTATTTATCATCCATGCTTTGGCGTTTGTATATGTCACATTATAAATATCTGGAGAAATCTTCTTTGCAACTTCAGTGTCAAAATGGAGACCCATTTGAGATACGGGCTCAGTGGATCCACCGATAACCTTACTCTTAAATAGACTCCAATCAATACCTTCTCTAACCCCGGGGAAAACGAGGCAACCTACAGTCTCATGTTTCTCGAAACATTGATCGAGAGAACCATCGTCGATGCCAATACCAAAATCAATAAAAATGATTCGTTCATGTGATTTCATACATTTTTGAATTATTTCAGCCTTATCAAAAGGATTATCATTCACATAGACAATCTGATTATCAATATTCTTCCGAAGACATCTCATATTAAGTCTAAGAATTGCATGTAGAGTTTTCACATGACAAGATTTGGAACGAGTGACGATAATAGTAGCCAAATTCATGGTTTTCATACGTTCCTAAACCTTAAGCCTATCATTTAGACACCCACTAAATGGTAAATTCCCAACATGACCTAGAGTTGTATTTACATCGGCGTAGATTTTACCATCAGCTTGTTGCCAACGGCGACAGAACGCATAATCTTCAGAAAGATAACGACGATTTACGGGATCAATCATACAGTCAAAAGCTGCGTGATAGTCATCAAAGTCACGATTTTGATGGTCATTCTTGCACCATAGGTCTGGGAACTTTTCCTCTAAAATTTTAAATACGGAACGCTTGATGACCATGAACCCCGTGGGTCCATCGAGAATCTCGATGAAACCGTTCGTGATGGGACGATGTTGGGCACCAAAGTTAATCACAAGACTTGAGGACAACATGGACATATCCCTCTCGTCACCTTTTTTGACAGCCTCCATAGCTTGTTCCCACATCACAACCTTCTTGGGGTAGCATGCGACAGATATGTCATGACCAGACTTCACGAGTCTTACCACAGCTTCTGGATCAAAATGGACATCTGCGTCGATAAACATGAAAAGGTCACAATCCGTCTTTTGCATGAAGCGACCTACAGAAACATTACGGGCACGATGGACGAGAGATTCATTTTCGGTCGTATCTAGATACATTTGAATACCTTCTTTTATTAAAAGGAGTTGAAGCTTAATGATACTACTCATATACTTCTCTAAACATAGACCACCATAGCACGGTGTTGCTAGGAAAAGCTTCGTCATATATTATGACTCAGCTTTAACCTCTAAGTGCTTTTTGATGATCACTTCTATTTTGTTTAGTGTCGGCACAGACACTGCACACTTCTCACACATCTCCGCTTTTGTTACACCTGGACTCAGTACCATATAGATAATAGCTGACGCTACACTGTTCGGTGTTTTACTCATCAAATCTATACAGTTTTCAGTAGCGTTACACATTTTGATACATTTTAAACGCTGTTCTCGGGTGACCTCAAACGAATTCAAAAGTCTTTGCATGACGTCAAACGCCTTCGTCACATAATTCTTTTTAGTAGCACCCATAATAGTATCTTTAAACATTTGTGTCGTACGACTGATATCCTTCGACTGAATTCCAAACATATCCGCAATCTCCTTCGTAGTCCTAGGGTGTTTGGCGAGTCTGCATGCATAGAGTACACAATTCGCCTTGACCCCCAAGCGCACCGCACCACGGGTGAGCTTTCCATCATTGAATTTTCTATAAAACATCTTTGCATCTTTGAGAACCACTTCTGGGAGAGTATGACACGCCTCGTCGATATCCTTGTATGCATGGAAAAGTGACCGATCTTTGTGATTCATTGACATGTGGAAATTAATCTTCGCCATGCGTTTATTTTCATAAGTAGAATGACGTTGTGTCGAGATGATCGTCCCTTTTCCCCAATTTTGTGAGAACAATTCTGGATTCGAATTTGGATTTCCACACCTGGATGGATCATTCACTTTACCATCGTCAGTAACTCCACTTGTCCATTCCGCTGTATCATCCACAAAATACGAATCCACGAGCCCACATTCTGAACATGTGGGCAATCCTTCCCTGGTAATAAGTTTAATTCCCGAACATTCACGACAAATATTCATATTCACTGGCTTTTCTTCATTTTTTTGGGGTATTAGGGTGTCTACTTGAGACCATATAGCTGCCAGCATTGTTTTTGATGTTGGTAGCTTTTTTTTAGATTTTCATAAAACGCATTACTGACTTAGGCGTCTAATTCTTGTTTCAATTGCATCAATGGATTCTTTGAAACTCTTTCCACCCGAAGTGGATGGTTCCCACTTGTCCCATTCTTTATCAATCGCTTCATGACCAGGGGGTAAAGGAATATCTTGACCCACTATTTCACTATCAGATACAACAAAACCCTCTAAATCAGAGTCGTCATCTTGACCTTCATCATAAATATCACTGTCACTATCCTCGATATCGATTTCGGTGTAGTAAGCAAACATGTCGTCACCCAAATCTTTCATCTCGAGATCCTTGAAAGTTATTCCACTTAGGTGGTGTTCTGTAACACTTTCGTAAGGTGCGGGAGATAATTCTCCTTTGTCTAATTGATAGACACATGCAGACTTGTAAACAAGTTCGGTGGGATTGAGATATCTCAGGCCGAGAGTTCTTCCAGTGTTCATCCCAACAATCCCGTACATTTCGTCTTCAACACCGTCTTCGTTTACTAACACTTTTACAATGTCGTCCTGAATTATTTCAGAGGGCACAATCATGCTTAGAGTTTTCAGCCAAAAAATAATCAGCGATAATAGCACAGATGAAAGTTACTATTTATTCGAAGGAAGGGTGTGAGTATTGTGACCATGCAAAGTCTCTATGTGAATCAGAGGGTCTCGATCATGAGAAGATTATGGTGGACAAGGAGAAGCTGAAAGAGTTGTGTGGTGGCGCAGTAACATCCTACCCTCAAATATTTATCGATGGACGTCACATCGGAACATACTTTGAATTTCAAGACTACATGGAAGATGAATACGAACCAATTCTTGCCTCCACCCTAAACAGATTTACCGTTTTCCCCCTGGAGTATCCTGAACTTTGGGAACTCTATAAGAAGGCTCAAATGTCCAATTGGACAGCTGAAGAGGTAGACCTATCCAAGGACCTCAACGATTGGAAAACACTCAACGATAATGAACAGAAATTCATAAAGTATATCCTGGCATTCTTTGCTGGATCCGATGGAATTGTTTTTGAAAATATCAATAACAATTTTGCTGATGAGGTACAAATCTCTGAGGCTCGTTCATTCTATGCGTACCAGTCTCACAATGAAATGGTCCACGGGGAGACCTACTCCAAACTCATTGATAAATATATCAAGGACCCCATTGAAAAGAAACAACTCTTCGAGGCTATTCAAACCGTTCCATGTATTGAACGTAAGGCCAACTGGGCCCTGAAGTGGTTCGATACCAAGTCCAAGACATTCGCTGAGCGTCTCTTCGCATTCGCATGTGTAGAAGGAATCTTCTTTTCGGGTAGTTTTTGTGCCATCTATTGGCTCAAAAAGAGAGGTCTCATGCCCGGTCTCTGCTTCAGTAATGAACTCATTTCCCGGGATGAAGGACTTCACCAAGAATTTGCTGTGGAACTCTTCAAACTTCTGCGTAACAAACCATCAACTGAAGTTATTCATTCCATCGTCAAGGAGGCAGTCGAGATTGAGAAAAATTTCATATTGGACGCCCTCCCATGTAACTTGATTGGTATGAATTCTGATAAGATGTCTGAATACATTGAGTACGTATCGGATCGCCTCCTCAAACAAATTGGTCAGCCTCCAATTTGGAACTCAAAAAATCCATTCGATTTCATGGAGAATATCAGTCTCGATGGTAAGACGAACTTTTTCGAAAAGAGGGTGGGTGACTATGGGAAGATGGACGAAGATGCGGATGAAATTGGTTTCGATGAGGAATTTTAAAGGATTGACAAGAACTGTTTGTAGAATATATTTAACCGAAAAGAATGCCATCGGAATCGACAGACATGGGGGTGAGGTTACGACCACTGTCGACCAACTCAATCTGAGTTTCCGCAAATCCGGGTCTAGGATCGGGTGCCTCAACCATGGAAACTGGGGGCTGGATGACCTTCTTCTCACCCTTCACCATGACCTTCTTCTCACCACATCCACATCCCGACTTGGCTTTGCGTTCCTTCTTGAGGTTCATCATACCCCAAACGACAAGGACGAATACCAGGGTGTGTACGAGAAGACCCATAGTCGAGGGACATCCCGTAGGGGTGGCGATCCTGGGTCCCAGAACTCGCCTGACGAGACGGAAAGTCTCGGGGTTCGCAACGATGAAGAAAGTCATACCCGAAATGAGGGAAATGATGAACTTATCCTCCTGCTTTTTGCCGTTACAGCCACAGCCACAATCTTTAAATAGACCCATTATTACTTTTGATATATACAAACAAAAAAAACTTACTTAAAGTCGAGCCACCTAAGATATATATAACCACCAAACAATGTCGCTCACTATCCAACGCTCCTCCGATTTCTCTGCCAAGTCTGTGCAATTCTCGAAACTTCGTAAAAACAAAAATGGCGGCAAAGCCGTCTACCTCAACGCCGGCGACAACAAGAAACTCTACGTTCAGTTCCCCTTCATGCGATCCCCATATGGCCTGAGTGCCTTCACTGATGAAGGTACCGGACGCACGTCCTACTCTCTCGACCTCTCCTTCGACCCCGATAACACCGAGGCGATGGAGCTCCACGACAAACTCAAGGAGCTCGATGATATCATCGTGAATACAGTTGCTGAGAACTCTAAGGAGTGGCTCGGGAAGGACTTCAATGTTGCCGTTCTCAAGGAGGCCCTCTACAAGCCTATGATTCGCCCTGGTAAGGAGCAATACCCATCCACTATCAAACTCAAGGTTCTCACCAAACCCGATGGGACTTTTGTACCCGAAGCGTACTCGATGCAGAAGCAACCTGTCACCCTGGACACGATCGAAAAGGGGCAGAAGTGTATGGCCATTGTTGATCTCAATCAGATTTGGTTCATCGATAACAAGTTTGGTGTCACCATTCGCCTTCAACAGACGCTCCTCGAACAGTCTGTCAAACTTCCTTCATTCGCCTTCCAAGGTCTCGATCTCCCCGAGGATGAGATTGAGGAGGAGGTGGAAGAAGTTGACGAATAAATTTCAAATTTCATACACTTTAAAAATTCCATATTGGTAAGATTAATTAATCTTCTTACGAATATAATAATGAACACTGAGTTGAAAAAGTTGCTCAGGGGAAAGAAGGCGTGTGCTCCTGCGTCACACCTCTGGTTGAAAAGGAATAATGGTTCAATGACCAAGGGAGCTGTAAAAATTGGTGAAGGTAAGTACGGTAAAGTGTATCGTGGGTGTGTAGATGAGGGGTGTGAAAAGTACATCGTCTATAAAGAAGTCAGACTACCTTCACTGAGTGAAAAGACGAATAATGTACCGTTAAAAATTTTCAAAAATATCTTCGATGAAATGAATCTAAAGATGGAATTTACCATCGCGAAAAAGTTGGAAGGTTTTGGGGTTCCCAAGATGTACCTCTACAAATCGTGTGATGGTAAGGATATTCTCTACTCCGAGTACGTGAATGGTAAAGAGTTGGGTGAGTGGATGTGGAACAAACCTACACTCAGTGCGATCAAATCAGTCATGACACAGGTAATCTATAACCTCTACCGTATTCAACAGAAGTATCCAGGGTTCCGTCATCACGATATCCACATTGGAAATATTTTGGTGCGTCCAGTGCCCACAAAGGATATGAAAATCAAGTTGAGTAACAAGACATTCACAATTTCGAATGCAGGTTTTGAAGCTGTCATAATTGATTTTGGATTTGCTGTATTCCCAAGAATTAAGAACCCTCTCATAAACGCCAATAATTACAAAAATATCGGTATTTCGAGAAAGTCTGATAAACACTACGATTTACACGCATTCTTAAATTCCATACACGCCATGGTTCGACAACCACGGACCACGACGGAACGTATAGTGAAAACATTTGTGCAGTCTCTTTTATCAGACAAGTATCTTGTAAATAATTCGAATGTTGTAAAGAACTATAGGCTGAGGGGTAACAAGACGGTGAATTTGAGCTTCGAGGAAGTTCTTTCCAAGTCTTTTTTCACGGGTGAGAAGAGTGCACCACTCGTGATTCCAGTCATCAAACCCCAAAAACCTGTGGTCATAATGGTTCCCAAAAAGAAGTTTCAGTCTCCAGTCGATAAAAAAGCTGCAATCGCTCGTGCAGCTGCTATGCTAAAAGCTACACCTAAAATACGAAAGCCTATCATTCGTAGAAAATAATAGTAACCTATATTAAATAATGATCGCTTTCATCATTCTCGCGCTAATCGCTATTGTCATACTTATTCAGACCAAGAAGAAATCCTCCACTGGTGGGGGTAAGAAATGGACTGTTTTCGGAACTATGGGTTGTGGTTGGACAGTCAAACAACTTGACTACATGAAGAAGAATGGAAAGCCCCATACATTTGTGAATTGTGATGAGGGTGGGTGTGATGGCATGGATGCTTTCCCCACCCTCAAGGGTCCCAATGGTGAAACGTCTGTCGGATACACCGAGATGTAAACATTTATTATTCAAGAGTTGATTGTATCAACTTATCAATAATGAAATTAGATGCCACGCACAATCTGGAGAGAGAGGGCGAGGACGAAAGCGTCCAACATAGTGTTGATGGGCTTGAGAACGGAGATGTGCTTCACAAGAGACCTGTTCCACACGACACGGAGAAGGAATGTGCTGATGAGAATGGTCAGCACGAACACCAGAAATTCCATGAGTGCTTCGGAGCGAGTTTTGGCCTTGGTTACTTCTTGAATCATTTATTACAAGTGGAGATTTTTTTCTGTATCAATTATAAATGAAGGTACTCCCTCTGAGTGGTTCTGAGAGTAAGTACACCGATCGGAGGTGGGGTTCCCAGAAAGGTATAGGAAATAACAACTGTTATGCCTATGCCGTTGGTGATTATGAAGCCTATAGGTGGCAAAAGTCCATTCCCGGTGATCGGTCTGGACTCTCGAATGGAAATCATTCATACACACACTGTACAAGTCTCCCAAAGCGCGTTGTTTCAGACAATCCCAAAATTGTCTACAAAGCAGGAGCTAATGAGAAATGTAAAAAGGGATACTATAAAGTTATGATGTTCGTTTCTCCTGGGCGTCCATCAAACTATATCCGTCAAGGAGATTTTCACTTCTACAAACAGCATGGGGTTGTTGAATACAAGATCAAACCTGGGGACACTGTGGCATCTGTAGTCAAGTTTTTCAAAGTTCCAGAATCTAGGGTAAAGAGGGCTGGGCCATTCAATGTTGGTAAACGTATCATTTTCAAATCGAATGTATTCAGTCACAAGCGTGGGTGGGCGACTGGTCCACTTCTGACTGATGCAAGAGGTAAGGCTATTACGGATCCTCGAAAGGCTTCAAGGAACTATCCTGGATTGAATTATGAAACGTATTGCAGCTCATTCTGTGTCAAGAATCGAGGAATCAAAGTCGGTAAGACTCATCCCAAGGTCATCAAGAATACTGTCTAAATCTGGTTGATTTTCGACATCGAAGTTGATATCAAAGAGATCTAATACATCGAATATCGATTCTTCATTCAAGGACACAGAGTTCCCCGTCGCTGTGTAATTGTTTTGAATCGTGACGACAATTTTAAATTGTGAAGCATCAAAAACCTTTCTACATGTTGGGCATGTATTCTTACCTTGGTCTTTCCATTTCTCTAGACAGTTGGAATGAAACACATGTCCACATCGAATCGGAGGGTTTGTCCTCGTCGATTTGACTTCACTGAGACATATGGCACATGTTGACATTCTAGAGTATGGGGTTAAAGTTTTTTTCGTGATTTAGCTCAGTTAGTAAATATCGGGAATCTTGAGAAGAGGTTTGTCACAGTTGTTACAGTTCGCTTTACCCTGCTCCTCCTGTATCTTAGAGAGAATACTGGGACCCTGGGTCTGAAGTAATTTACGGTACGAGTAGTTGTCCTCGAACGTAATGTTGTTTTGCTTCATCACGTAGTTGTTGAAAAGTTGGGCAGAAGACTGTATGGTGAAACACCTACCATCGGCCATACCAAGTCGTTGAGACATTTTGTTATTATTACATCAGAAATTAATTTGTCTATTGGTGATCGTCTGCATCCAAGATTGAAATCCTTTTGCTTTGAGTGTTTCAATCATTGGCTCACACCTGTATCCTAAAAATATGTCAAAGACATCAGTCTCCACAGTTCTCGACACTCTAATGTCAGGTCTCTCATTGATGTGCTGGTTGATGATGTTATATGCGAATGCAATTTCTTTGAGAGTCTCCGCCCCTGTTATGATAATCTTACCAGTACTGAAGATACTACAAGTAATTTCCTTCATGTCTTCTGCTGGTTTGAACTTGATCTTGACGGCTGAGTATCTATCCGGCTCGAAGGATACTTTGAAGATATCATCGTACTCTTCAAACCAGTCAGCCACTTTCATGAGGTTGATGTTGTAGTTGAGACTGAAGTTTGAGTTGATCATCACCACACGGAAAGCATCGGTTGATATACCGATATCAATTTCCAAAAATATTTTGAAGATGTAGATGAGTTGTGTGATGATACGCTTACAGTCAAAGAGGTCACAACATCCTGCGACTTGGATACTTCCATTTGGAAACACTTTGACAGATTTGGTACTGTAACTATCGTGATAGGTGAGTGTTACCTGATTATAAAATGTCGTTGGCTTCAACTTCCATTCAAATCCATCTGTGGTGGTTCCACTTCGTTTGAGACGATACGATCCAACCCGTTCAAATGTCTCACGAAGCCTTTTAATATCAATGGTCTGTGCAAAACTTGAGACCATCGTGATCGTGGTGATCTTGACCCATGAAGGACGGGTCTCGTCTGGTAAAGCTTTTCGCATATCATCTAGGGTGAGGAGATATGAAAAACTATTATTTGCAATAGTTGAATACATTTTTGAACATACTTTTTACATTATAGGTGACACACTTAGGTGTTTAAAGAGATTGTGAGACCTTCATTTAGATGACTTCATTTTTAAAATCTGCCAGGGCTATTCACGATGTTGAGTCTGACCTAGCTTACATCGAAATATATTACGATAAGTACACGAAGACTAAGGGTTATACGTCTTTCACTGACTATCTTAATGCAGAACCCCTAGGAGACTGGTTGCAAATTCAAAGTGAGGGGAGGGACATTCAGTATGATAAGTTTCTAGACACGATGGTCAGTAAAACGATCGAAGTACAACAGAGACTCGCTGAACTCGCATTGGATACTGTTCTTATGACCGACCAAGATGATCGCACATATATTCGCATCGCGCACGCCATTAAAATCCTTGATCCAACATTCCAACCACCCCGTGTAAATATGGAGAGTGCTTGGCAGATGGTATTTATTAAAAAGTTTTGTAAAAAGACTTTACCTGAAGCCATTCAAATGTGTGTGAGTACATCACGTCTCACACACTTCTTCAATATCTTGCGTATAATAGAATTAAAGTAATGAAGAAGATGATAAAAAATAATCCAATGTAAGACATTCGTGACTTTTTAGATATGCCAACCGTGATACGTTTTTTATCTTTGCAAGTAAAACCTGTATCGATGTTACGCATAGGGTGAACACTCTTCGAGATCATACATGGTTCAGTCTCACTCTTACAGGCATTAGTCTCACAAAAAACACTCTTTTCTCGGTGATCTAAATCCGTGTGCGAAGTTACTTCCTGAAAATCACTAAAATCACCCGTCTGTCGAATGCCACCTGGAAGGGAAAAATCGTGTTGGACAAATGGATTGACATCATCGATGGCATACTCATCGTTGAGCATATATTCACTCATCGTTGTTACTACTAGTTCAGATTATATTTTTTGTCTCGCATCTTGTACCGATGTTCTTGCCACATCTTATCTAGATCAACGTTTAACATATGAGCTAGTTGAAAGAGGTAACTGAATACGTCGCCCATTTCCATCATTACATCCGTACCCCTTTCCTTTTTCAAATTCATTTTTTTGAATGTCTTCTTGTACTGTCGAATGGCCGATGCCAATTCTCCAAACTCTTCTGTCAGGAGAAGCCATACTGTGTCTACAGCCACCTTATCCCAACCCTTAGATTTACACACTTTCTCAGTCTCGTATTTATAGTAGTTCAAACTCATTACTTATATTACGATAGATTCCAATCTTTAATTGAATCCGATTTTATTATTGAAATCAATTTTTTTGCCAACGGTACTGGTGTTTATGGGTTGGTCTATGAGTGTACGAGTCGTATCAATGTCATTCGCATACGCAATGTATTGGGACACACCCGTTTGGATTTGGGAGATTGAGGTATCGATAACTTTGATATTCATATATCTCACCTGTTCATTGATTTTAGTATAGTGGTCACCCGAATTATTAATGAAGACAACACGCATGATGGCATACATATCATCTGGGTTTTGGTAATCTATGGCGATACCACTTTTGTTCTTAAAAGTCTGACGAACACCACGCTGAATAAGATTCTTATTGAAATCTGAAAAAAACAAAGTGTTCAGTGGAGTTTCACACTGCTTGAGAGAATCAAGGTGGAGGTTGTCACACATTTAATATATCCCCAGAAAAAAATTGTGTGTAAATAGTAAATGCTGAACATCGCTGACTTCGACGAGGCGTATGCCAACAAACCAAACAATGTCGAGGAAATTCCATGCAAACCCCCAGCCTGCTTCGTGGGTTCCTACCCTCCGGTGGCTAAGGCTGGAGAGCAAGGTCCATTCTTCGTGAACACCTATCTTCTCCAACCTAACCGAAAGTTCGAGACTTTCGGTACTGTTGCTGTGAGGAGCAAGGATCTCGAGTGCAAGAAGTAAGTTAAAAATAAAACTGGAACCTTAGATATATGAAGGTCATTAAACGCTCAGGTCGTATTGAGGATATGAAATTTGACAATGTCACCAATAGGATCAAGAACTTAACGTATGGACTCTCTGAAAAATGTGATTCTACTAAGGTTGCACAACAGGTTTTCTCTTCCCTGTATGACAATATTACCGCCCAGGAAATTGATACACTCTCTGCTGAGATCTGTATTGGTATGATCACCTCCGACCCTGATTATGAAACGTTAGCGACTCGCATCGTAGCGAGTAACATTCATAAATTGTGTCCCAATAACTTCCATCTCGCCATGCGAAAGCTTCACAAGGCTGGTGTTGTCACCGATCAAATTGTCGAAGTCGCTCAACAGGTGAAAGGTGTCATCGATGTTGATAGAGACTTTGATTTTGGATACTTTGGTCTCAAGACACTCGAGAAAAGCTATCTCCAGAGAGTTGAAGGTAAACTCATCGAAACCCCTCAATACATGTTTATGCGTGTCGCAATCGGGATTCACGGTGATGACATAAGTTCAGTCATCGAAACGTACGATATGATGTCTCGTGGTTTATTCATCCATGCCACACCGACCCTTTTCAATGCGGGAACGCCTCGACCCCAAATGTCGTCCTGCTTTCTCATCGCGAACAAGGGAGACTCCATCGACGGTATCTACGAAACCCTAACCGAATGTGCGCAAATTAGTAAATGGGCTGGGGGTATCGGGATGCACATTCATGATATCCGAGGGAACAAGTCACGTATTCGGGGAACCAACGGTCAATCGGATGGTATCATTCCGATGCTTCGTGTCTTCAACGCAACTGCTCGTTACGTAAATCAAGCTGGTCGTCGCAAGGGTTCTATTGCTGTCTACATCGAACCATGGCACGCCGACATCATGGACTTCCTTGAACTTCGCCTCAATCAGGGTGACGAGGAAGCGCGCTGCCGCGACCTCTTCTCTGCCATGTGGATTCCTGATCTGTTTATGAAACGGGTCGAAGAGGGAGGCAACTGGTCACTCTTCTGTCCGGACACAGCGAAGGGTCTCTCCGATTGCTACGGTGAAACGTTTGAGGCTCTCTACACAAAGTATGAGGAAGAAGGTCTCGCCCATTCCACCGTTCCAGCAGCTGAAGTGTGGAAGGCAATTCTTAGGTCTCAAACGGAGACTGGTACTCCCTATATGCTTTACAAAGATGCCTGTAATGCCAAGAGTAACCAAAAGAACTTAGGGGTGATCAAGAGTTCCAACTTGTGTGTCGCACCTGAGACTAAAATTCTTACGAGTCAGGGGCAGCAGACGATTTCAGACCTTCAAGATCAAGATGTTGAAGTTTGGAACGGTGGAGAATTCTCGAACGTCACTGTTCACAAGACGGGTGAAAACCAAAAGCTACTCACGGTCAACACAAGTAAGGGTCTCTCGATTCGATGCACCCCCTACCATAAGTTTTGGGTCGTTGGTCAGGATGAACCCATCGAATCTCAGTATCTCAAGAAAGATATGAAAATTATTAAGCACTCTTTACCCATTATTAATTCAAATGAAAAAAATATGAAATACGCATACACCCATGGTCTCTTTTGTGCCGATGGAACAACTTCAACTTCTGGTAATCCGAAGAGATGCTCTTATATGGCGAAAGAAAATGGCCTTTGTATGCGTCACCAGTTAAATGAAAAGGAATATGAAAATGATGGTACTTGTCAGGCTAATTCACACTCCGAACAGAAGTGGTTAGATCTCTATCACGAAAAGAAAGAACTCGTGAAGTTCACCGAGTATGATTATGCTTCTACGAATGATACGTGTAAACGAGTTCGTCTCCGTCTCCCCAAAGACATCGACGAAAAGTTCGTCGTACCCTTGAACTATTCACTCAAGACAAAACTTGAATGGTTGGCTGGTTTCATGGATGGTGACGGCTGTATCACCAAACATCAAGGAGGTCGAGGCGTTTCTATCCAGATTGGTTCTATTCATTACGAATTCATCAAAGATGTTTTACTTATGCTTCAAACCATGGGTGTCAATTCTCGTATCAACGTAGCACGAGATGAAACATCCAGAGATATGCCAGGTGGTCGATACACCAGCAAAAAGCTGTGGCGTCTTCTCATTCCAAGTGGTGGTGTTGAGCTTCTGAAGTCTATTGGTTTACAGACAAATCGTCTTAACCTTGATACCCAACAGCAACCAAACCGCCAGGCACTTCACTTTGAGAAGATCGTATCTGTAGAAGACCTTGGTGACGTGGCGGACACGTTCTGTTTCAATGAGCCACTCAAACATCGTGGTGTGTTTAATGGTATCCTCACAGGGAACTGTACCGAAATTATTGAGTACACCGACAAAGATGAAACATCTGTCTGCAACCTGGCTTCAATCGCTCTCCCCAAATATGTGAACAAAGAGACCAAGACATTCGATTATGATGCACTTCATAAAGCTACCAAGGTGGTCACGAAGAATCTCAACCGTGTCATTGATCGCAACTTCTACCCAGTCGAGACGGCGCGTCGTTCAAACATGAAACATCGTCCTATTGGTCTCGGTGTTCAAGGACTCGCGGATGTGTTTATTCTTTGTGGACTCTCCTTCGATTGTGAAGAGTCACGTCTCATGAATGCGCATATTTTCGAGACTATGTACCACGCATCCCTCGAGGCGTCATCTGAACTAGCTGAGGTCCAGGGTTCTTATGAGAGTTTCGAGGGATCTCCAGCATCCCAAGGTATTCTCCAACCTGATATGTGGGAAGGTGACACGAAGTTCAGTGGTCGCTACGACTGGGATGCGATGCGTGAGCGTGTGAAAACAAAGGGGATTCGCAACAGTCTTCTCATGGCTCCGATGCCTACTGCTTCTACAGCTCAAATCTTGGGTAATAATGAGTGCTTTGAACCGTACACAACAAACATCTATCTCAGACGCACTCTCGCAGGTGAATTCGTAGTAGTGAACAAACACCTCGTGGATGACCTGAAGAAAGCGGGTCTGTGGTCAAAGGAAATGAAAGATCTCATGGTGAAGGCGGGTGGTTCCATCCAAAATATCGTTGACATTCCAGATGACATCAAGAAGCTCTACAAGACCGTCTGGGAAATCAGTCAGAAGTGTATTATTGATATGGCAGCAGATCGTGGTCGTTTCATCGACCAGTCTCAATCTATGAACCTCTTCATTGAGAGTCCCACAATGTCAAAGTTGTCATCGATGCATATGTATGCCTGGAAATCGGGTCTCAAAACGGGGATGTATTATCTTCGATCCAAGGCGAAGGCTCGACCAATTCAATTCAGTTTAGAACCAGACTGTGTAGCGTGTTCGGCTTAAAGTTTAACAGGGATATGTATTCAGAAGTCATGGACAAAGCAATCGAAAACCTACAAATCAACCAATTCAACAATCGTAAAATTGTCATTTCAACAAAACAGGGTACACCATTGCGTATTCAATTCCCTCGGATGTACATGCCCTTTGGGGTATCTGGCTTCACCCCCGAAGTTGGGCCTACCAAGTATAATATTGATTTCGCAATCAAGGGATACGATGAAGATGACAGTTATATGAAAAACTTTTATGACTCAATTCGAGAATTGGAGAATACGATTATCGATGCAGTCGTCAGTCAAAGTGAAACAATCTTTGGAAGTCAGATGACAAAAGAAGAACTCAAGCCAATGTTCAATTCAAACGTCAAGGAATCTCCTGATCGTGAACCAAAGTTTCGTGTCAAGGTTGATATTGATATGGAGGATAACATCAAGGCAAATGTGTTTAACACAGATAAAAACCCAATGAAAGATGAAGTGACCAATGGTCTATATGCAAGAAATTCGGGACATGCTATGGTGGAACTTAACAGTGTGTATTTCTTGAACAGAAAGTTCGGGTGTACTTGGAAGCTCAGTCAACTTATCATCTATGAGCCACAGAATCTTAAGGGATTTCAATTTAAGATTTAGATTTATTAAAAAGTAAAATACTATAAATAGCTTGAGCCTCCTTAAGAAGTTTACCATCTACCCTGGTAAATTTCTTTGGGTCCACACCTATCTTAATCTTAGCCATTTTTACGGATTCTGACCAGTCTGCGAGAGTCATTCTTACTTATTATCCTTGATTATTTTTTTGTAGGTCTTGGTCTTCTTCGAGGGGACAAGGCAGAAAGTACCCTTCGCCTCGGACTTCTCCTTCGCGATGTCAATGAACGCCTGGAACTTGGGGTTAGTCTTCAGGGACTTCTTCGCCGCCTTACTCGCCGCCTTGGAAATGATACGACCCTCCTTCATAATGAGATCTTTCTTTGCGAGACCACCAGAGGTCTTGTCAGCAGTGCCATGGAAAACTTCAGCGCGGGAACCAATCATCTTTTATATTACGCTTTGAAAATTTTCTTGATGTCCAAGATTGAAATCTTAGCACTCGTCCTGTTCACTGGGATCTGCTTTTCAATTCGTTCATCGTTGAGCACTTTGGAGCACACGATCGATTTATGCCCCTGGAGCGCCATCATCTCTTCCTCAACACTCACAAAACGCGAACATTCCTTGTATACCAACTTCTTCACATAAACGGCTTGGGTTTGACCAGTTCGATGACTACGCCCGACTGCTTGAAGCTCCGTCGCAGGATTCCAAGATGGTGCTGTGATATACACACGAGTCGCCTCTTGGAGGTTCAGACCTTGACCACCACTCTTAATCTGAATGATGAATACCGCACCTGGTGCAGCCTTTTTGAAACCCTCAATCTGTTTGACACGATCATCCTTTGGGACCGATCCATCGATTCGAAACACTGGTCGTTGGATATTCTTCTGGATATGGTTCATCTCACCCCTGAACTGACAGAAAATGAGAGACTTTTCTGAAGGGTGTTCTCCAATCATCCTGAAGAGGGTCTCCATCTTATTCGATCGTCCCACCCACTTCTCCGCTTGTGTTCCATTCTGTTTGGCGATACCATCGAGATACATCTGTGGCCATATCATACACTGTCTCGCCCTCAAAAGACACTCCAAGATGACCATATTCTTCGCATTCATACTTTGAGCATGTCTGAAGGCATCACGAATCGTCTCCTGCGCCTCGAGAAATACAATCTCGTACAACTGCTTCTCATCTGAATACATTTCCAATTCCACATTCTCAAAGTGACACGGGGGCAGTCTCAAACGCTCATTAATTTTAGCGATATCATCCTTTGTTCTTCTGAGAATGTAGATATCCTTGATCTTATTGGTCATACCCTGGACAATAACTTTAGAGAGACCCAAGAACGTACACAAAGACACAAAATCCTCCATCGAATTGAACACTGGGGTGCCAGTCACAATCCACTTGATTTGGGTCTGGAGGCGACACACACTCTTGAACAATTTGGACTTGTTGTTCCGAATCTCATGGGCTTCGTCGAGGATAACCCTGTCCCACTGTACCATATGAAGTGGAGTCTTCGTATCAACTTTTGCCCCTTTCACTGTGAGGAGTGTATATGGCGCGAGGGTCACGTCGGCTTCTTTGATTCTCCTATCTGGACCATCAAAGATGTTGATCGTCAAGTTTGGCGCGAATCGGTTGATTTCTTCTGCCCACTGGGTGATGATGGACTTCGGAACGACGATGAGCGTCCGGGGTTTTGGGTTTCCGAGCATTGTCGCGATTAACTGGATCGTTTTTCCAAGACCGGGTTCGTCTGATA